CCATTAGTCGCCGTTTTTGTTCCTCCAAAATCTAATACAACACATAATTTATCTGATTTGTCATCATTATAAATAGCTGCTCCTGCTGCACCAAATGTAGCATTACTTATTGTGGAATCAGCAAAGTCAACAGATGCTACTGCAGTACTTGAAGCAACCGCCTGTGAACCTAAAACTTGTCCAGTTGTTGTATAACCAGAACCGCCTCCAGAACTTACTTCATTTGTAGTAATATAAGTTGTGCTTGCTGTACTAAATGCAGCTATAGATGTATACAATGCTATCTTAAATGAATCCCCACCACTTGCAAAATTATGTGTTCCCGAAAAGAGTTCTCCTCTAAATGCGAACGGTATTATATTTGCCATATTATTTTCTCCTTATTTATTTATTACTTGATGGATTTTTGGATTCTAAAACGGTACGAATAACCCCATCTTGATATTCGTCTCGGCGTCTTCGACCTTGTTGTTCGATCGCATACGATAGTAAAGCTTTTTCATAAGCTTGTGAATAGTATTGTAACATATCTGCAGGACCTTTCAAGTACCCATATGCATTTACAAGAGATCCATATAGAATAAGATCTTGATATTTATTTGATAAAAAGGTTCCAGTTCCACTAACTGTGGCATCTGTTAAACTAACTGGCTCTTTATTATAGGCTAAAGTGATACTATATGTTTTATCAGGAGTAGGTGCTACTACCCAAAAATCTTCATCCCAATTAGCATAGTATTTTGGTATATCTACAGCTGCCGTGTCAGGTGTAGAATAATATTCTGCCATAAAACTAGTGTCTCTTTGCTCTAAATAATATTGATTTCCTGCTGAATCTGTAAGTTGAACATACCTAATTAATCTTAAATCTGCAGGTATAGTTACATATCGATTACCTACAATTAAGCTTGATGTTGCGTAATGTCTGTCTTGATCTGAATCAACTTCTCTATAAATTTTATTTTCTGCGTTTTGAATAAGTCTATTTACAACAGAATCTGTAAAAACATTACTTCCTACTTCTGTGTAACCTCTAATATCTGTTTGTAAATCTGTTAAAGTATATGCCATTATCCGTTTACTACCTCAAGTGTTACTGGTCCTGCTGAACAGTTATCTCCTCCACCTTGTATATTACCTGACGTTGCATTACTAGTGCTTGTTATATAAAAATAATTTATAGGAGTTGTTAATGCATCTGTTGTCGTAGCTCCTGTAACATTTCCTGCTGAATCAATTTGACCTAATGCAATAGTAAAACCATTTGCATTATTTAAATCACTTACATTATCAAAGGTAGGTATATTTATAAAAGCTTGTAAATTTCTTTGATCAGCTTCATCCGCACCTCCTGCACCTGCAGTTGTTACAACAGGTGGTCCTCTAAATCTTACAATGTCACCAGCTTTTCTTTGATGATCTTCTGAATAAACATTTACATAAGTTGTGCCACCATAAATAATAGTTGTAAATGGATTGGGATCTAATAAAATTAAACTAGCAACCGATGCAGGTTTTGGTCTTGGATTATATAAAGCTATTGAATCTGATCCAATCGGTTTTGGTTCAAGTTGTGGTTGCTTTGCTTCATACTCCGAAGTGTGAACTAAAGATCCATTCCATTCTCTAACCATTTCTGTATAGGGAAAAGCCATACCAGATCTATCTGATATTGCTAATGATCTTTTACCTGATGCATACTTACCCATTATACTCCATCTCCATAAAATGTTTGTGGTGAAATGAAACTAGATGTACCTTGATTATCTGCATCAAGTGCTCTTAACATTTCACTTTCATAAATTCTCTCTAACTCTTGTGTTCTTTCAGGTGAAACTTTCATACTTAAATAGTATGCAAGTCCTGACATCATACAAGGATAAAATCTATTTACTACATCTGCTGTATGAGAATAACCACCAACGTCTTGTATTTTTGCTAAATAATAAAAACAAAATTGAAAACTACTTGGTGTAGTAGTGCTTGATACACTTGAACTTGGTGTTGTATATAAAAAAATACTTGGGTTTAATTTTCTCTCCACATAATATTGTGAAGGAGTACCTTTAGTTAATTTGTTTGGTGTTTGTGAATATGTAGATCTATCTATTTTTGTAAGTGCAACATCTACTGGTGCTGTTGTTGTTGAATTGTTTCTATAATAACCTTCTAAAACATCACTTATATCATTTGGAAAATTAGTTGAATCAGATGCATAACTATATTCAGCTTGACCTTCGATTAATGGTACTTTTGCTAATTTTACTTTCCATAAATGTACACCTCTATTTCCCCATTCTTGAAAAAGAATATTTAATGATCGTCTTGCAGATCTTAATTGATAACCTGTTCTTGTTCCTAATACTCCTGTTCTTTCATAAGCTTCCTCAATGATATCATCCATTTGAGGATCAAATTCAGTAGTGCCTGATGTAGGTGCAATGGTTTGAGCAGAATTACCCATACCAGCATGAACTGTACAATAATAAAATAATACTGGAGCGCCGGTAGTTTTAACTGGTGCAACATTAATTGTTGTGTTTGATCCAGCTTGACCAGATACTCCCGTAGTGGTTACACCTGTTGTATAAGGTGCTGCTGGTGAATTATTTGGATTTGTAGAAAATGCAAAAACGTGTGTATTATTGCTACTATCAGAAGTATCAAAAATGTAAGTATTACCTTCTTGTAAATAAAGTACAGGAGCTAACTCTCCGTTAATATAATATCTATTACCGGTACCATATTGAGTAGTCCCCGTCGCTACGGTGACTGTGTAAGTAATTGTAGCCACAAGTTGCTCCTATTAGCCGCCAGTTATTGTTAATGTAACACTTCCACCTGAACCTGCTAAATTATAAACAATTCCTTTATCAAAAAGAATTCCAGAACCTGGTACATAAACTTCTAGTCCTTCTGTTCCAAAATTATAAGTTGCTACTAAATTACCTGCTGCAGCTGCTCCTGGAGTTGCTACATTATATAAAAGTAAAGTAGAACTTGCTATTCCTTTTCCTTGAATAGAAGTAACTCTAGCTCTACCTGCTCTTGATAAAGTATCAGCACCTATTGTTGCCAAGTTAAGGGTTGTTTGATCACTTGAGTATGATGACATATTTTCTCCTGTTAAATTTTGTGTGGGCCGAAGCCCACACTTAATTAATTATTATACTGCTGTTGCGTCTGATAAGTTGTTAGCTTGAACATACGTAAAAGTAACACTTACTTGACCTGTAGTTGCAGTACTTCCTGCAGCTATAAGAGTCGCTGTAATTTGTGTATCAGCATCAAATCTATCAGCTTCATCTAAAGCGCCGTTAGCTATTGAAGAAGTTTCTCCTAAAGTTTTAACGTCAGTATTACCGATAAAATATGTAGCTGTTCCTGTTTTTCCAACTGAAACAGTTGCTGAAGTACCAGAGTTACTGACTACTGCAACTCTAATTGTAGTTGTAAGTAGTTGTGAGTTTTTTGGTATTACACCTACGTTGTAAGTAGTTGTTCCAGCTGCGACTGCTGCATCAATCATAATTGATTGAGACATTACAACTTGACCTGTGTTTTTTACATCATCGCCAAGTGTTGTTCCTGTTGTGTTTGAGATCGTTCCCGCTTTAATCGGTCCCGAAAATGTTGTTGTTGCCATTTTATATTCCTCCTAGAATACGTAAATATAGTCCTCTAGGGCTGTCGACTATACGCGTCTATATTTACTTATTTGTTATTAATGTATAGTGCTTAAAATATATATGATTTTTATATAGAGTGCAAGGGATTGCGTTGTGAATGTACGTATTTCGACGATGTAGCGTTTTATTAAGTAGCTACTGATACTTCGGGTGCTGCACCCTCAATTTTATTTGTCTGGTGAGCTTTCATAGCTTCGGCCATTTTTATATCGTTTATGACCTCTCTTATTTTATGGTCTATTCTGACCATGTCGAGAGTATATCTACCCTCTTTAAGATGCTCCTGCTCCCAGTTCAACTCCAGTGACCTTTTCGCTTTGTAAAGGTCTGATAAGTTTTGCATCGTGGATCTCCTCATAAGTTATCCATTTTTTAGACGAACTTGTAAATCCGTCTTTTTCCCATTTTACACCTTTTTCTCCTAGTTTGTCAACTATTGAATTTTCAATAGCTTCAGCACTATCCTCACACGCTACTGTAAAACGCGCATGATATCCATATGCTCTTATATTAACTAGAAAATTTTTCATGATTGCTCTCCTTATACCACAAAAAAAAGGGGCCCGAAAGCCCCTTTTTAAATATTAGTTTTAACGATTATACAGCGTTAGAACCAAAGATACCTCTAGGGTCAGAGAATCCGAATACGTATCTCTCTCTAGCTTTGTATCTTACGTTTCCTGTGTCAAAGTCACCTTCCATTGAAGTTTTGATAGGTGCTCTAACAAAGTGTTTAAGACCATTAGGTACATCTGTTTTAAGAAACCATTTTTTGTTAGATGTTAAGTAGTGGTTCACTGTGTATCCTTGAGGAACCATTCCCATATTTCTAACAGCATTGATATCGTTATCAGCTGTGCCAACTCTGCCTGCAGAATTCATAAGTCTGTCAGCAGTAAATTGAAGCGCAGAAGGAATAATTAATTTAGTTCCTTGTGCCGCAATTTTTAGGCCTCTTTCATCAGTAAACGCAGCGACGTCGATTAACGCCTGTTCTAATGATGTTTCGTTCAAGTCAGAAGCGACTGCTAATTCATTTGAAAACGTACCAGCTAGTGTTGGGTGAACAGTTGAACATAATTCAACTCCATCGCCACCAGCAAAGTTCGCATCAAACGCATTATTTAATACCGCTGCTGCTTTTACTTGCTTCGTGTTTGCCATAGATCTTGCTAACGCTTTTGTATATCTAGACGCAAGTCTGTCATACAAGTTATCTTCGATAGCTTCTTCTGTGATTGCAAACGCTAACGCAATTGTTTCGTTTGTGTAACGAGCTGTGTAAGTCTCTTGCGCATCATCGAATGTTACGCCTTGACCTTCAGGTTTTACAGCTGCATTCGCAAAACCACTTAACATTACTTCCTCTTCGAAAGCTCTGTCAGATGTTTCTGTGTCGAATATTTCTGCATGCTCGTTAGCATAGTTTTTATACTCTAGTCCGAATAGTGCATTCAGACCAGGCTCTAGTTCTTTAACTAGTTGTGCTCTTGATATTGCCATAGTTTTATACTCCTATTCTCTATTAGTTATCGCCATTATACAAGTTTGAAGCGCCAGAAATAACTACGATTTGGTTTGATCCAACCGCTGCGTTATCTTTATTTTCTGGGTCGTTAGCTGATCTAACCAATTTGAACATGTGGTTAGAGTTCGCTCCGCCTCCGATGTCTAAAGTTACAGTCGATTGACCGTCTTTAGCATCACTTGCTGTAAAGCTGTTAGTGTTATAGCCAGCATCGCCGTACATAGCTTGAGTAACTGCCGCATCCGCTTTTATTACGTATTCTTGAAACGGATTGTCATTTACAAAACCTAGACCATCGTTGCTGCCCGTATTATAGTCAGTTCCAAATGTTGTGCTTGCTGCTACTGAATTTGCGAACGTTGGTTTTTTCGTTGTACTGTTTACGAAGAAACAGCCGTTGAAAGAACCAATTAGAGGAGCATGACCTGTATTGTCATACGCTGCTCCACCTGATCCGCCGTCATCAGTTGTAGCGAAACTTGCATCTTGTAAATAACCTTGGTCACCACTTCCATCTTGAAGTGATACTGGATTATTTTTGAAGATACCAACACCTAGGCCTGATTTGATTTTGTATTCAGATTGACCTGAAGTCGCTGGAGTATTTCCAACAACCATAGTCGTTCTTAAACCAAAACCTACTGTACTTGCATTTGCCATAGTATTTGTTTCCTTTTTATGTACCTGCCTGTAAAGGCTTCCGGTACGGTTTATTGTTAATTTGTTGGGTAGGAATTACTAAATAATTAGCTTTTCTTTGTACCACCAAAAGTTACACGGGATTGAGAATCACTGCTGAAACTCATTCCTGATTGCTTTTCCTTCATAAGATCGTTATTGATTGCTTCATCTTTATCTCTAGTTTGCTTATTATAATAAGCTTCTATTTGAAGCGCGATCTCTTCTGGTATCCTTGCGAGCAAAAGGCCTCCTACTTGTATAACTCCTGCGTATTTACCGTCGTTAGACGTTGGATAATCAGAATCCGGATATTCATCAGATCTAACTAATTCATATCCTTCTCTTAATGATGCTGCTACATTTTTTGTATCATTGTATCCTAATGTTTCAGCTCTTATCCATCTGTGCCTATAACCGTCTGGCGCAGGGGGTGCATCAAGTGATGAGGGTGGAGTCCATACTTTTTTATGAGAAGTTTTTTCTCTAGTTTGACTCGCACGTGAAGTTTTTATTTTATCGTTTTCCATATGCTTATACTCCTTCCGTGATTTTTAATTGTTTTGCATAATCTTCTAATGGCACGCCTAATCTTTTAGCAATTGCTACCTGTGATGGCGAGAGTTTCACAGTTTTCTTGCGTCCTTGTGGGGCTGAACGTTTGGCCGAAGCTACATTTTGAGCAGGTTTTGCTCTTTCTGTAGTTGTACCATCCATCTTATCAAATTTCTGCGGAAATTCAAGTCTTATTCTTTTATCAACTTCTGCGTAGTATTCGTCAGATTTAGGATCATATCCTTCTTTTTCTACCAATGTTTTATGGATATCAAAAGCCGTATAAGTCATAGCTGAATCATTACCAAACCAACTATTACTAGCTGCCCAATCTTCTGCTTTTTCATCAGTTTGTGGACGTACGTTTGGTTGATAAGCTTGTCTTTGAGGTGTGATATTAACCTTTTTAGGTGCTTCTTCTTCCATAGCTTTAAGTGAAGATAGTCTAATTGCATCAGCATTTAATCTTGCGATTTGTTCCTGTGCAGCTACTTGACCATCAACATCTCCTGCTTCAATAGAAGTTTTCAAAGCTTGTCTTGCAGCAGTCATATTTGTTGTGACTCTACTTTCAAACTCTGAAACATAAGATTTATCAAGTTTAGAAAATCTAGTTTCTAAAGCTTCTTTATCTCTTTTTACTGATTCAGCAAATGTCAAAGCTTCTTCTCTTTGTCTTTCAGCTTCTCTCATTTTACGAGTAAGTTTAGAAATTCTTTTTTGAACTCCATCACTATATTCTTTTAACTCATCTTTTTTTTCTTCTGTTTTAGTTTCAACAGGTTGTTCTACCTGTTCAACTTCAACTTGTTCTTCTGCAGGTGCTTCGACTTTTTCCGGTTCACCTTTATCATCTAAATTAATTTCTGCGCCAGTTGTTTCACCAACGTCAATTAAATCATCAGACACTTTTTTGTTTTCTTCTTGCATAGTTCCTTCCTATGTTAAATGTAATGAAGAATCGATTCTGGATCACTTATCGTACCCAAAACTTCATCATCGTTTAGTAGTCGCACTTCTCCGCCTTCAATTGGTAATCTTGAACCCGCATAACGAGCAAAGATAACCCAATCTCCTTTTTTGCACCAAGGTTCATTATACTTATCTTTATCCTTGTATGCTAAATCTCCTAGTTCCAAAACATAACCACATGTTGTTGAAATTCTAGCTTTATCTAATTGTTCTTGTGAAAATAAAATACCACCTTTAGTTTTTTCTTTTGGTGTAAAAGGTAAAACTAAAATTCTAAACCCAACAGGTTTAGGTAATTCTTTAACTGTCTCTCTGATATTATCAGAGTGTAGTCTTTTTGCGTGGGGTTCTTGTTTTGCTTCTTCTTTATACTTTTCTTCTAAAGCATTAATGTGTTTCGGAGTTTCCGTCTTTTTTGGTTCCGATGTCGATAACGTTTCCTTGCTCATCTTTTTGCTCCTTATGGTTTAGCAGGTTAGAGATTTCCTGTAGCATTAATCTGTAGGCATGTGCCTGTCCTAACATATACTTGTATTTTTCCATGCTGTCAACATTTCCCGACATCATCGCCGTTGATATATTTTCAAGCGTGTTTTTTGTAATTTTTTTTAACTTGTCAATTATTAATAGATCGTCCATTATTCTTCTCCTTTGTAAGGTTCTAGTGTTTCTAATTTTTCTTTAGCAGTTGCTATTTTTTCAAATAGTTTATCCATTTCATCAAGGTGTTGAGGATGTTCTCCAATACCTACTGAATGATCTAGATATATTTCTAATGTTGCTTCTGCTTCTGCGATTTGGGCTTCGTATCTTTTTACTAGTGCTTCAATTAACATTTCCACCTTTTTCTAGCCTGACGTAGTCTAGAATTAGGATCTTTCGCTGCATTTGGGAATTTTTTCATTTGACCTGCGCTTCTTGCACAGTACGACTTACGTCGGTTTGCAGCTTTTGACCCTTTTTTCACTTTACCAGTCACGGCTGTTTTTAGTTTAGAACCGGGATTTTTTC